CACCCGCCGTAGTATATCAATAAAAACGCCGGTTCAAGAATTAATTGTTCTCTATCTTCGGGCCTGAGGCCAAAGAAACGTGACGCCTAGCGGCATTCCGACCTCTTCTGAATGGCCGCAAGCCGGACAGGTAGTGTCCTGACGCATCACAATTCCTGGTTCATTAATTCTAATATACTCGCGCAATGCAAGAGAATCTCGTGCGGGCATCATCTTAATGAAGGCAGCAATCTTGCTCCTGTCTGTAATTCCATCAACAGAAACTATCGAGTACAGTAAGTTAGTAGTCACATTGGATTCAGTTCCTAATGCCATCTTCTTCTGTTTCTCGTTCATGACCATGATCTCTTCTTCATCTCGTCCGGTCATGAACTTGAAGCGGACCTTCTTTTTGCTGTAGGGTAATTCATACTCAAAGAGATTCATACCCGTCTGAACCGGTTCGATCTCGAGGCGCTGGATTGGGAGGGCAGATAGATCGAATGCGTGGGGTGATTTTACGCCGCACTCGGGGCATTCGAGTTCAACATTGTACTCGGGACCATATCCAGTGATACGAATCGCGACCATCAGCGCATTTCTGTCACCTGAAAGAAGCTGAAGAGGGTCAATAGAACGATTGATCAAGCAGGACTTAATGAGCTCTGTAATGACTGTACCCTTCTTGAGAAGCGCTCGGGAAGTGAGAATATCTTCTTCTTTAGCGGTCATTGCCTTGATCTCTATCGTCTCAAGACCGTGCAGTGGTGATTCAGGATGGTAAACTTTACCCATAGAAGGGAGTGGAACCAGCTCTTGCGGCACGTCCAAACCAAAGTCCGCCTTCAGCTTCTCAGCTGCAGTCTGACGGGGCATGCGCGGATCAACACCGGCTGGGAGGGGAGGCTGACCGGGTGAGCCTTGTGTAAACACTGCATTCTTTGAATCACGTTCTTCTGACATATTGATTTAATGTTCTCCTGTGAGTTAATGGATCTTAAGCCTAATATAATCTATTGTAAAAAACTGTTACCAACAATAGTTGACAAATCATAAAAACAAATTACAATACGATAAATCTCAATATTTATGTCGCATAAAAGCAAGGTAAAACAATGGCTCTAAAGAATCCATCGGTCGGTGAATACTACGCGCCCGCGTATCAAATGTCGGGCGTTCCCTTCGTGACGTCATCTATCGTCAGCCTCGGAGCGACGAGAGAGATCACGTTCGACACAGTTTCCAAGTTTCTCGTGGTAAAGAACGCAGGAGCGACGTCGACAGCCATAGCAGTTGCGTTCACACAGAACGGTCTCTTAGCCAAGAACTCCAACTACTTCATACTCAGTGGATCAGAATCTTTTGCAGCTGATCTAAAGACAGACAGACTGTTCATCTCGGGCGCAGTGGGCGCTTCAGTCCCCTTCTCGGTCGTGGCGGGTCTCACGGTCATTCCGTGGACAGAAATGCTGCCTGTCACCGGCTCCAACGGCTTCAGCGGCGTGGGTTGAGGTCTCGGCGTGGCCAACGGATTCGGACAAGGGTTCTCAAAAAACGACCTAGGAATAGGTGGTGGGTTTAATTTTGGTTTTTATAAAGCACCAGTAAGCCCAATTGTCGATACTGGTCTTGTCCTACATTATGACATAGGCAATGCTGCTTCTTATCCAGGCAGCGGGGCGACTGTGACAGACCTGCGAGGCAACAGCAATGCCTCATTGGAAAACTCTCCAGCATACTCTTCAGGGTATCTCACTTTCAACGGTGTCAACCAGGCATTGAAGACGAACACTGCGCTGGACTCTCAATTTCCGGGTTCTCCTCCCGCGGACGAGATCACGTCGGTGTTCCTGTGGGTCTATCCAATCGGTGCAGGAAACATCCTAGTAGAAAGAGGCACATCCTCGTACACGGATTTTAACTGGTACGCATCAAACATAGACATCACTGCGGGAGGACAATTCAAGCTCTCGGCGTGGCACAATGTGGTACCGTACACGGCTGTCGTGACGTCTGCCGCGCAGGCGTTCAACAATTGGTACTACGTCGGGTGGACATACAATGGAAGCACCTTGAATGCGTACATCAACGGAGCTTCTGTAGGCAGTGTGTCGCTGGACAGATTTGCACCGTACAACAACGGCACAAATCTCTTCTATTCGATAGCAGCCCCCACTGCAACGAACACAGGCGTGACTGGGTATTGCAACATGAGTCTGGGGCAATTTCAGGTCTACAACACGGCTCTCACCCCTGCCGATGTGACGCAGAACTTCAGGGCAGGGCAGCGTACGTACGGAGTGTGAGACAACAATCAGAGGCAGTTTCCATCGAGGAGATTGTTCGGATTATTCTGGGCGGTCTCTGTGCACCGCTTCGTGGCAGGGAGAGCACAGCACCCTGCCGCTGACGTCGTTCTCTGTGTGGTACCACAGCACCCAGTCGACGAAGCAGGTCTTTCGATCGAAGTCGTCTCCGGGCTCGCCCAGCGTCTCGATGCCCTTCTGAAGGATCTCAGAGAAACGCTCTCCGTCGTGATGAACTTCAAGCTCCCGCGTCTCACTACACTGCGTGCACTTAAAACCAGCAGACTGCAACTTAGGATACGCCCACTCTCGATAAATACGCGACCTACACAACGGGGCAAGCGCTGAGGTGCCTCCACGCCAATTAGGATGAGAAGAACCTGTTAAAGATGGTAAAGCTCCCGACAGTCTGTTGCCTCTCATTAATATCGAGTAACGTTCACCATGTTTTTCTTTTATCTTTTTGCCAATATTAGCGACTCTCTCGTCATTGTCTTTAGTCTTGCCTCGGTTCCATGGGTTTCTACTCCACAGCCCTTCGTCTTGACGCTTCTTCAGGCTCTTGGCCTTAGCAGCTTCATTGTGGCCCCAATTGTTGTGCACACGAGTGGAGTGTCCTCTGATGAACTTCATGTAACCCACTTGCAGAGAATGGAAACGCGGAACTTCACCGCAACCACACTCGCACTGCGGTTCCTTGCCGTTCAAGAATAATTTCTTGTATAAATCAATGGAGGATAATCGGTGTCGTTTTTGACAATGAATTCTGAGTGAATCTAAGTTATCAGATTGATACTCTGCGCACTCAGGGCAGCTAAATGATAAAAGGTCCATGGTATGTATTGTACCACGGACCTTTTAACTTGTATATCTGATAATTGACTAGAACTGAAGTACGCAATTGTCAAAGCGAAGTGTCATTGAGATTTCCATCGGTCCGCCGTCTTCGTAGGTGACTTCGCCGAAGTTCGCCTCGGTGATGAAGGCGCCCTTGATGTCCCAGAGCTCCACCACGGTGCCGACAGGATCGAGAAGCTTCAGTTGGATGTCGCGCTTGTAGAAGTCTGCGTAGCCGCTGCGGCCTGACACTGACTCGAAGTGAGTTCGCACCCACTCCATCACCTGCTGCGCGCCGGAGGGAGCGATGGGATCGTGGAGAGTCACGGCCATTGTGCCGAATGAGGTCTTGCCCGCGAGGTAACGACGGGAGTTGATGAAGGGAACTTCAACTTCTTCCGTGGTGATCGTGGGACGTGCTGTGGTCTTGATGATGTAAGCGTCGATGCCCTCGATCATGAGGACCCAACGGTTCTTGCGCTTTGGTTCAAACTTCGCGGGAAGCATCGATGATACGTCAAGTGTTTCTGCGGCCATGTTTCTATTCTCCTATATCGCCTTTTTTAAGTATGTGTGAGTTTCAAAAATGTTCTACAAATTACGTGCTTTGTCGTCTTGCATGAACGCCAGAATAATAGAATTTAATCAATTCACTTAAACCATCCCTGTTAAATTTCATGATATTCTGGCGTTCTCCTCGTGTGATTGTCCTATCACTCTTGGATGTTGTTTGACACCACGAAGTCGAGTGAGACGAACTCGATGCTCTTTGTGGGCTGGACAAAGATCTTTCCGCGGAGTGTGTTGTTGAGGATGTCGTCCTGAGTCGTGGTGGAAGAATCGATGACCACCTTGAATCTCTCGAGACCTGCGAGTGCCTGGATCCGCTGGAGTCGGGGTGTGACCGCTGCAGAGAATCGAGCTAGTGTGGCTTCTCGATTGGGCTCGAAGATGATCGTGTTGGCGATCTCGCGCACCTGACGTCGGATCTCGATGAGGAGTCTTCTCACATTGACTCTGTCGAGAGCTGATGCAGCAACTTGCAGAGTCTTCTGACCCCAGACTACGAGACCAGAGGCGGGATTGGTTCCGCTTCTGGGAGCACCTGGGAATGCAACCAGAGGATTGATGCTGTTGTTGTAGAGCGTGTCAAGATCATTCTGGCTCAGTTTTACTCTCGCCTCGAGCGCATCTTGTGGAAGCGCACCGCGTGTGAAGCCGGCCGGAGCGAACCACGGATGACCCACAGCATCATTTAAAGAGAGCGCGCCGAGGACGACGACAGAGGGCGGGACAAAGAGATTAACTCCTATTGGATCGCTGTAAAGAACATCTGGGAAGTATGCTGCAGCAAAAGAGCTGTCGACGGATCTATCGCGGAATGTAGAGACCGACTCAGTGACAGACGGGTGGTCGTCTTGATCTCTCACGTTGTTTCCATCGTCTTCACGGTGCTCAATGTCCATGATGAACAAAGCGTCAAATCTTTCCTCGGTGGCTTGGATAGCTGTGTCTGTGACAAGCGGTTCTCTTATGCCCGGTATTGCGAGGAGTTGAATGTCCACGTTGACAGTGTTCTTCATGATCTCAAGCGCTTTGAGGTAAGCTGCGACGCTGGGTCCTTCTCGAAGCCCGCGGCCGAGCCCTGCGGTCATGTCGGCGACTGTGGCTAAGTTGTTGATCTCAAATTCATTCTCATCAAAGATGTTCACACCATTGAACCCACCTTGCATTATAGCAGTGAACTTTGCGTAGCGCTTGTTATCAGCGAGATCGTCAACCTTGAAAGGCCTTGTCTTGGCTGAATCAGTGGCACCGATGTTGCTAGAGAGGTACCCACCGCCAGAAGGTGCACCGCTTCTCACGTACACGGCCTTCCCCCACTTCTCAGGATCAGCATTACCTGACGAACCTGTCACAACTTGAATGTTCTCAAGCGTAAATACATTGTTGCAGAATCTGTCCGAATCGATTATACCATTCGCCGCTGTGTCAGCTTGACCCGCATTGCTACCGGTTGCAAAGTTTGCTTCTCCTATAACGAACTGTGGGAAAAACGTAGCAAAAGACTCAATTGAACCATTCTTTAAAACAGAACCATTTCTCTTTGTTAGTGTTTCAGGATGCTCGAATTGTACACCCCAGTAGAAGCTTTTCTCAACCTGCTCCTTAACCGACCATTCTTCGCCTGTTGTAATCTTCGATCTAAAGGGAAGCGGTGGTGTGACTGAACTCTTGAGATAACTTCCTGTTCCAAAGCTGTAAACTTGCGACATGATATCTGCAACT